TAGAGTCTAGATTCGGTAAAGATTTCTTTTTCTTCACCCCTCCTTCTCCTTACAATACTAGAAAAAAATTCATATGTAGAGAATTCTCTAGCTCAATCGTAGCTCAAGGAGTAATGAGTGTCTCCGCGAACTTTAACGAGGTACCTTAAAACATTATGAATAAAACAGGGGCAGAGACTTCGTTAAAAAGTATTGCAACAGAAGTTGTGAAGCTGGACCCCTCAGCCTTAATAACTCTTTATGAAATTGACGCAACCGAGATAGGCGAGCTATTGAGCTTAAGGGTTTCTGGCGTGAACCCTCCAACTTTTCCATTTAGGTTTCATAACATGAACAACCTAAAAGGGATGACAATAAAATTTCAAGGAAATGATTACTATTCGTTCCCTATAACTACAAACGGTTTTGAAATGAATTCTACAGGAACGCTACCTACTCCCACGTTAACCATAACTGCCGTAAAAGGGATGGAAGAGAACTCCGCGTTCTCTCTTTTGAAAAGCGTTTTTATAAGTTATGAAAATTTAGTGGGAGCTAAGGTAACTAGAGTAAGGACTTTTGCGAAATTCTTAGATTTAGACCAAGGCGGAGATACAATAGAGGGAGTAGGCACTGAAGCGGACTCTGATGCCGAGTTCCCTCGAGACGTTTATTTTATAGAGAGGAAGGCTAATGAAGATAAATATAACGTACAATTTGAGCTTTCTTCGGTGATAGATTTAGACAACCTACGACTACCAGCTAGAGTCATATATGCAACTAAGTGCCCATTTCAATACAGAGGGGAGGGCTGTTGCTATGAATTTAAAGAGTTATTCCAAGGCCCAACAAGTGGGGACGATCAAAAAGAAATTTTCGGAGCGACAGGTCATTTACCTGACTTTGCTGCGCCTGTAGCAAACGCTAATAATGAAATGATATCAGGAACAGTAACCGGATCTAACGGCCTCCCTCTCTACTCGGGAGAAGGGCTTGGTCGAATTACAGGACAAAATCAATTTTCTGGAGATTATATAACGGGAGCTAGATACACAACAGGGGATGTAGTTTTCCTAGAAAGGAATGATGTTAAATATTATTTTGTAGCGAAGACCGGTTACTTTTCAGGAGTATGCCCCCCTCATGGAATTTATTGGGAACCTGACCAATGCTCTAAGACCTTAGAAGGCTGTAAGTTAAGATGGGGGTTAAACGGAAAAGCTCACACTTGCTCTGGAGCGGGTTGCACAGACAGTAACCCCACCAACGAATTCTTACCTTTCGGAGGGTTTCCGGGCACTAATACAAGAACGAGCATCAACTAAAATGCAATTAAGTAGTAAAATAAAAAGCAGAATTAAAAGACACGCAGACGAAAACCTTCCGGAGGAATGCTGCGGCTTTTTAATAGAGTCGGAAGAGGGAGCCCTAAGGACGATCGAGTGTAAAAATATAGCGAAAGACAAAAAAAACTTTTTTAAAATATCTGTAGACGAATATTTAGACGCCTTAGTGGAAGGAGACATCTTAGCGGTATATCATTCGCACACTATCGAAGGCCAATCCTTCTCTGACATAGATAAGGGGGTTTGCGATGATTTAGAAATCGTTAGTATTTTATATAATACCGTTACAGAGAAATTTGAAATCTTAGAGCCAGAAAACGATGAATAAAAATTTAGTAAAAATCAACATTCATGGTGTTGTAGGCAAGAAACTCGGTAGAAAAACTTGGGAGCTCTCGGTGTCTAGCGTTCAAGAAGCTCTTCACGCTATAAACACCATGACTAATTCTAAATTTAGAGTTATCATAAATTCTCTAGCGAGAAAAGGGGTCAAGTTCTCGATAAGGGTTAACAACAATACCCTTACGGACAACGGGAACGAGGAGACTAGCCCATTAAATATAAAGTACAAAAACCTAAAGACTATCGATGTTGCACCTGTCGTAGAAGGAGCCATGGGTTTGTTCGATAGCGTTGCTGGTGCTTTAGACTTTGGCGGAGGATTGGGTGGGATGCTAGGGGGCGCAGCCTTAATTGGGCTGAGCGGAGGAAACAATACGATGAAAATAATCGGAGCGAACTTGTTCTTTGCGGGGTTGGCAAACGCCCTGTCAGAGCCTCCTGATCCCCCAGAGGATAGGCAAATAACTAACCCTAGCTCAGACCCACAAGCTTTAGCTAATTCCTATTTATTTAACGGGCCAGTTAATATTATCAATGAGGGCGGACCAGTTCCAATAGGGTATGGTCGACTAACTGTTGGTAGTCAAGTTATAATGTCTCACTATGAAGTAGAAAGAAAACGTATTGATGAAGCGGGTAGGGTGATATAGAATATGGCAGTTTTAAGTAATTATCAAACAGTTACAGGCGGCGAGGTAGCGGCCTTGGGCGACTTAGGGGGAGCGGGGTATGCTTTTGCTTCCTTATCGGGAATTCCATTCACAGACCAAACCACGGGCAGTGGCTTTGGTATCGTTTCTGGCTCAGTACTTACTACCTCTAGGACCATTGTTAACACTTTAGACTTACTTTGCGAAGGACAAGTGGAGGGTTTAGTCTCCGGAGAATATGAACTTTCTGGTAATATAGGGGAAACTGGTTATGCTTCTGGACAATTCATAGATTTCGGAGGCTTCCCAGAGAATCACCTAAGATCTATATATTTGAACGAAGTCTCCGTAGTCTCCGCTGGACAAGACAATAAGAACTATTGGAATTTTCAAGACTTTAGATGGGCTATCTCAGACGGAGAGCCCCAAGGAATTAAAAAAAGTGATACCTTTTTAAATTCCGAAGAAGCAACTAAGACAACTAAAACTAAAGTCATCAACGAGAGACTTTACGGACCAGAGGTGGACGGAAAAAGTTATTCGAAAAACTTTAGACTTTACAATAAAAACATAAGCTCTCTTGAGATAAATATTAAAATTCCTGCGCTTTCTTATACTAAAGTAGGCTCAGAGTTTACTGAAGACGAGCAAAATAAACAAGTTGGAACTCGGATAGAGTTCCATGTTGAATATAGAGCGATCTACAAAGACGGAACAGCAGGAGCTTGGCTGCAAAATGCTCACGGTAAAACAGACGTTGAAGGTTTAATTTCGAGCCCTTATCTTTTAACAATATCAACCACTCCCAATTATGAAGACGCAGAAGTCAATAAAGATCTTCTAGTAGGTTGGGAGTTTAAAGCAACTAGACTCACCCTAGATTCTATAAATGTTTTCGTACAAAACGAAAGCTACATAGACTCCATAACGGAAGTTTTCCAAACTAATTTATCTTATCCCAACTCTGCAATATTAGCATCAAGATTTAATGCTGAATTTTTTAGCCAAATACCCAACAGAGCTTTTGATATGAGATTGTTAAAGGTTAAAATTCCAAGCAATTACGACCCGATTACCAGAAGTTACTATAATCCAGATGATTGGAATGGGACCTTTTCTACAGAAATAACTGGACCATTTGGTAAACTAAATGACACCTACGTTGGGGCCGCTAGAGAGCTAGGAAAATACTGGACAGACAACCCCGCTTGGGTTTTTTATGACTTAGTAACAAATAAAAGATATGGTTTAGGGAAATATATAGAATCTATAAATATAGATAAGTGGACTCTTTACAAAATAGCACAATATTGTGACGTAATGGTTGATAACGGAGAAGATGGTGTTGAGCCTAGATTCTCCTGTAATGTATTGATAAATTCTAGAGAAGAAGCTTTTAAAGTTTTACAAGATTTCGCAAGTATATTTAGAGGTATCGTATATTACGGAATGGGTGGAGTACAGCCTATCCAAGATAAAGAAAAAGAGCCTATAATTCAATTCACGAACTCGAACGTGTCCGATGGGAATTTTAGTTACGCTTCTAGCGCAAAAAAAACCAGATTTTCTGTCGCGGTAGTTCGGTATATAGATAAAACAAATTTCTTTAAACCCGCTTTAGAATATGTTGAGGACATAGACGCGATAAGAAAATACGGAATCAGAGAGACAGAGGTTACGGCTTTTGGTTGCACGAGTAAGACTCAAGCTATTCGCTTGGGCAGGTGGATATTACATACGAATAACTACGAACAAGAAACCGTTAACTTCTCTGCAGGCCTAGATTCTCTATTAGTGCGACCCGGAGACGTAATTCAAATTTCAGACAAGAACAGGGGGATAAATTTACAAGGTGGTAGAATCATAGATGTAAGTGCTACAGGAGTAATTCTTGACAGGTATGCGAACATAGAGAGTAATCACACTTATGATCTATCTTTAACAACTCCGACTTATTGGTATGACGATAGCTTAATAAATGATGGGACCTTTAAAGCTTCTGATGCTGATCAAATGAGGAGAAGCCAGTTAACTAAAACTCCTTTCAGCACTGCTCTGAGCGATTGGACTTTTTCTTCTACAATTATAGGGACAGGAGTTAACGGGCCCATATCTGGTTCAGTGATAGGTTTCCCTACTGGAACGATACCCGCTGGGTACGATAGAGCTACGGGGGTTTCATGGAGTATTGATGATAGACGATATGAGCCAGAGTACTATAACGTGCTAGATGTTAAAGAAACCGACGGATTACAGCACGAAATTACAGCCAGCAAACACTACACTGGTAAATTTGCGGCTATTGAGTCTGGAATTGTGTTTACTCCAAGAGACCCTAATGTCGTAGGTTCTGCATCAGCCCCTCCGGCCCCTTTAAAAATCACCGGAGCCTTGGGGGACCTAACCGTAAACAGTAAAAAAATAGATTATGCGGTTGATGTGCCTACTGGAGCGGGGGGAGTTATTCAGCTAGGCTCAACTTCTCACTATAATATTTATTTAAAAACGGGAGCGGCTTGGGATACTACATCTACCGATCCAGAGACCGGAGACTTCATAGTAAATACAGTGCCTCCTATACCTAGACCTCAAACCAAAATAGCGACACTCAATGCGGCAACCTCAAATACAAAAATTACTAATTTTCATATACCTGCGGCTAACGTTAGCCATTATTTTCTAGCTTACGCTTTTAACGGAGCGGGAGCTCCTTCTGACGGGAATGCTCAATCCCCAGCTATAAGCGTAGCAGGGCACAATCCGATAAGAGATGTGTCGGTTCATTCGTTAAGGTTGACGACAGACGACTTTAACAACAATACGATAAGCAAAGGAGCTGTGATAAAACCTAAGAGTAAAGATCAAGCCTTTACTTGGGACGCTAGCTTTTTAGGTCAAACTCCGCCTATCGAGCTAGAGTACGTTGTGACAATAAGGGAACCCCT